ATGCTCTGAGCCGACAAATTATCGGTTGTGATTGCTTTGGCATTTAAGTTTCCTACCATTGCATCTAAGGCTTCCACCCATGCAAACGATGCATAGCTTGCGCTTATCTGCGATGCTGTTATGTAATTGGCCTGCAAATACTGCGTGGTAACGTACTTAGAAGCAATCTCTTCTGCCGTGATGTACTTTACCTTCAACGTGCCTGCTATCTCGGTTATCTGATTCTGCGATGTGGCAAGCATATTGTTTATGTTGTCAAATCTGCCTCTTAAGTCTGCATCCAAGTTTTCATAGCCTATATTCATAAGCTCCGACTCGATATCATCCTTAAGCATATTGAGATATGAACGCATCTGCGCCAATTGCTTGTTAACGTCTGTGTCTTTTGAGTATGTAGGGAATGAAGGTAAATTCATTACTTATCACTTCCTTCCGTGTATGTCTTTGTGATAGAGAAGACTTTGGCATCTCCGTGTCCCACAAGCTTGTATGCAAAATGGTCACATCGTCTAGGCCTTACAGGGATATTGAAAGTCTTTGTACCCTTGCCACTCATATCCCACTGATGCTCCCAATTGTCGGAGGAATCGTACTTGAGATATAAAGCAACGTGGCTTTCTAGGCCCAACTGCATCCTTATGTTAAGTCTTGAAAGTCTCTTCTTATCGTTTACGCTAGTGTATGCAGGTTTACCCGACAGATTGGTGATTCTGTCATAGCCGATGTTTCCGCTTTCAACCTTCCATGTAAGAGGCTCTTCCATTGTGGTTGCCTTGTAAAGAAGTGTTCCGTTTACGGAGTAAAGCTTGTTTCCGCTTACAAAGTACAAGTCATTTCCGTGTCTCTCAAACTGTACCACGGAAACGTTGTCTTCCTTTGCCCAAAGGCCTGTCATAATATCGTAAACAAAAAGATTATAATTTCCGTCTGCATCTTTCATATTGATGTAGTATCTATTATTAATGCTACCACCTTTTGCATTAGAATATCTAACCCCCTGTCCGAGATTCCTTGATACCTCCGAAGGGAAGCTTCCATCATACACGCATACCGCATCAACGGCCTTGTAAAGCAGGACTTCGTTAAGCTGTACCAAGCTTCCTTCGCTTCCTGCTTCAACTCCACGGCAGATTGTTTCCTTCGTGGAATGAGCGCCTATAGCGGATACCGACACACGGATAATGGAATCCTCTTTAAAGAAAAGCGGATATCCCATATAATTTGCTACACCTGTAAAGGCTCCGTCTGAGCCGATTGTTGCTCTCCATGAGTCTGTAGATATTCCTGCAAATACGTTCCAATTCTTTACATCGCCAAGCTTGCAACAATAAATCTCGTGTCCATCGGGTTTACATCCCCAAAGTCTGTTCTGACATTCCACAATAAAACTCATCTCGGGACACTTTCGTGACACTTCCGTGTCAATCGTAAGCGTTTTGTTTTCGTCTAAGAGTGCAGGAACAATAATGTAATCATCATCCCTTGCCTTGATAACAAAGTTATTGCTACGCTTGCCATCGCCTTCGTCATTAACGAAAACGTTCTTAGCGTAGTCCCAAGTGATTCCTGTTAGGTCTACAGTTACTTTTACACCATCGCCATCCTCAAAGCCTTCTCCGATGCCTGTGGCACCTATCTTCATATAGGTTGTGGCTACAGGACTCCATAAGCCAAGTGAAGAGGAGTAAACAGAAAGCGAAGTCTTTCCGTTAACTGTTTCCATCTTGTAATCACCATTCTGAGGAGTGTGTGTGTTGTAGTAAGATGCATCGTGCCAAGTGATTGCCGTACCATCTGCACCACATAACGTAAATGTCACGGAACTGTCCTCAATCTGTACCTCATTATCAAGGCTTCCGTGTGTGCTGTCAGCCGTGTTATACCACACGTTATCGGGAAGTATAATAATATATGCTCCCATCTTTTCAATGAGCTTCTTGCCTGTATTGGTAAGCGAGATATCATCTATCTTAACGTTGTCTATGAAAAGCTCTCCGTTATCTACCCACACAAGGCCTTCCTTGTCAATCATGCCTTGAAAGTTTGTAAATGTCTTGATAATGCCCCTTCTACGTCTCGGAGATAATACAGGATAAAGCTCTGTGGTTATATTTTGCGTATCATAAAAAGCTCCTTCGTGGCAGGTAGGAGTGTGTTCGTATCCCATGAAGGCCGAACTCATTTCTTTTCCTGCGCCGTAAGCTTCAATAAAAGGGAATCTCATGTTATCTCCTCCATGTATGGTATCTTTCCGTGTTAATCGGAGTGTGTTTTCTTACATACATTCCTGCGTAATTCTGATAATAAGAGCTGAAAAGAGCTACCGAGTTATTGTAATTTGCTGTCTCTTCGTTTGCTTCGTCAATCTTCACTCGAAGGTAAGCAATGTATAATTCATCGTAAGGGAATGGAGCTATAAGGCTGTGGGCCATATCGTTTACCGAGTAAGGCTCGTACTTAACCTCTTCTTCGCCTTCGTTATATTCGTGCTGTAGAATCAAATTATGGTAAATGTCATAGTCAAGTCTGCTGAGCCAATCAACCTTCTGCTCTTCGGAATATTGATTAGGATACAGGTTATCGACTTTATCAATACATTCTTTAATAGTCATTGTGTCCTCCTCTACAAAAAAGGGAGAAGCTCTTGGCCTCTCCCTTTGTTTTCAATCTTACTGCTGAGGCGCTCTTGTCTGCTTTTCCTGTATGTACAAGAATGCCTTTCTTTCCTGCTCCATGCCGTTATAAATTACTTCTGCAACGGATGCAGGGACTTTGACTTTAATGCCACGCTTGATGATGTAATTCTTTCCGTTAACGGAATAGAACTCCTGCTGTGGAGCATTAGGGTCATTAATGGGCGGAAGCATTACTTCTACCATTTCTTCTTTAATTTTACCTGCCATGTTTTTTTCCTCCTGTACAGGGATTGAGGGAGGATGGCGAGTCCTCCCCTTCCCTTATGAAATTAGTTTTCTTCGTCTACGTTAGAGTAGAAGGAACCTGTTTCTACTCTTAAGAGTCTTTCTTGGTAAAGAATCTTAGCGCCGTGATTGAACTTGTAACCAACTGTTGAGAACTGTTCAAGAGGGCCACCGATTTCACCTTTAGTCTTGATGTACATCTGCATTCCTTCGCCTTCGGGCTTAACTACTGCAAATGCATCTTTACCCATTGCAAGTGAAGCGTAAACTGCGTTACCCTTTGCACCACCGCCTGCAGGATACAAAACTGCATCCTTAGCGATTGTAGCTGATGCTGAAAGTGTAAGAGAAGCGTTTCCTGCTGTTCCTGCTGATGCGGAAGCAATTTCGTATTCGTTACCGCTTGCATCGAGGATTGTTCTGCCTGCAAGTGCTGTAGCTTCGTCTGCTGTGATAGCTTCAACTACTGCTACGCTTGTGCCTGCTGAAACGGCTGTCTTAACTGTGAGGTTACGAGAAGCTTCTGTAAGGTTAGCGCCTGCGAAAACCTTAACTGTTGTAGATTCAATGAATCTGAACTTGTGAAGTCTTCCGATTTCTCCGTTAAAGATGTTGCCACTCTGAGCGTAATTCTGAGCTTCAATCCATTCCTTGTTCTGTCTTAAGTCGAAGGCCTGTGAAGGATGGATAACCCATACATAGTCACCATCGTATGTAGGAGCCTTGTTCTTCTTAAGCCATGTGTAAGCTCTGTTAACAAGCTTAGGAGTGATAACTGCTGTCTCATCGATTGCCTTACGTGAAGTTACTTCTGTCTCTGTGCTTCCGCTGATTGTAGGAGCATAAAGAACTGAGTTACCTGCAACAAGGATGTTTCTTGTGAGTGTATCGTAGGTTTCACCTTCGGAAGCACCCATTTCTTCTGTAGCACCAAGTACGATATCGTCTACAGCTTCAAGCTCAAGTCTGTCGGAGATTGTTACAAAATCGCCGTGCTGAGTGGTTGATGCTGTAATCTTTGTCATACCAAATGTCTGTCCTGCAGGGATAACGCCTTCTGTTAAAGGAGTTAAAGCTTTAGGGAATGTGTTGAACTTTCTCCATTCAACTGTGTTGCCGTGAATGGCCTGCTCTCTACCGAGCTGTGTAAATACCATGTTCTCTCTTGCGTTTTCAAGAAGGTAAGTGTTGTAGAAATCCTTCATTGTGGGAGACATGGACTGCTGTGTGGTTACGTTTACAGGGTTAACTTCAAGTGTACCTGCATCTACGTGTTCAGTCCAAAATAACTGAAAATCGTATTTCTTCATAGTGTTTGTCCTCCAATAATTGTTTTTGGTTAGCGATGCATCTTCGTGTTGCTATGCATCGGTGATTGTTTATCTCTTTGTGAGATTGGCAAGTGCGTATTCACGCATCTGTCTAGCGTTCATGCCCTTGTAGGAATGTGGAACTGTTGTTACCACTCCTGCTGAGCCTTTGGACAAACCACTTTCTACAGGTCTTGACTGTCCGCTTGCAATGCTGTTTGTGATAGCCTGCTTCGCTTTCTCGGTTTCCTGCTGAACCATTCTCGGAACAACTTCCTTATAGTGCAATGCCATATAGGATGCTGTTGTGTCTCCGTTTGTGATTGCACACAACCTGCGAAACGCTTCATTCTGCATTTCAAGCTCAAGATTGAAGTCGGGAAACTTCTGCTTTGTAACTTCTGCATTCTGACGTAAGGTTTCAATTGCCTTAGCCTGTGCTTCTGCTACCCTGCGCTGTTCTTCCTGCGCTTCCATCTGACGGACTTTTCTTTCAAGCTCAAGATTCTTTTTCGCTTCTTCTACCGAGATATCGTTCTCCTCAGCATAAGCCTCGTAGTAGGAATCGTCTGATTTAATCTTGGAAGCTAAATCCTCTAAGAAAGTTTCGGAAGACGAATCGAGTCCGTACTTCGTAGCAACTACGTTTAGGGCCTCGGTCATTTTAGCGTTGTTGGCTTCTATCGCCTCGTACTTCTTAAACCTGTCTTTGATGGTTTTATCCATGTAAGCCTTATGTTCTTCCTTGTAATCGTCAGACTTGATTAAGTCTGCGTAAGGAATGTGCTGTGGCTTCTCCTCTTCCTTAGTCTCTTTGGACTCGGAAGGGGCATTGTCGGGACTCTGTACCTGTGTAGCCTTGTTGCGCTCCAAAGCCTTCTTGTACGCTCCCTGCGCTCGTTTGGGGATACGAGCTAACTCTGCATCCATCTCGGATGCTTCTCCCATTTCTGCGCCTGTGCCTTCTGCACTAGCGCCTGCATCTGCTCCGCCTTCGCCACCTTCGGCAAAAAGCTGTAGCCATTTGAATTTTTTCATATTAACCTCCTGCTTTGTTTGGGTAAGCGACACCTCTTATCTATACAATAAACCATTTGTAGGGAGATTTCTAACCCCCCTACTTGATGGTTAATGTAACGTACTCGGGAAAGCCTTCTGCAAGCGCCTCGAAGCCATTTAAGACAGTCCAAAAGATAACGTCTACATTGGCCTCATACTCGGCCTTCGGAGTGCATCTAATAGATGCATCTCCTTTCTTAACCGATAATTTAAGCGTGTCATTTTCTAACATCTCCACGGCCTTCTCTAAGCTGTGCTTTATTGTGTAAAGGAGTGCCGATGCCGAAGCGCAAACAATGTCCTTGCCTTCTTCGTCATAGCCTGCGTGTCCTTTAACTGTAACTTCATGCTCAATAGGATTGAATTCTACGTTTATCATTTACTCCACCTGTGTGCTTTCTCTTGCTGTTTCTCTTGCCTTTTCATTAAACGGATGGTCTGCTCCGCTTACGTCTAACTGAGGCATACCTCCGTTTGGTACGGCCTGTCCTGCTGTTTGCAATACGGCCTGCGATAACTGCTCAACCAAAGCAGGATTGCCTATCTGCTGTGCAAGCTGTAAGGCTATCTGCTGATACTGCAATAACAACTGCTGTATTGTGCCGTTTTGCTGAACACGCATCATTATCTCTTCCTTGTGAGGGAAGTCCATCATCTGCAAGCATCCTAACGCTTGGTCTGCCATTTGAGGATTAAAGAATCCCTGTGCGTAAAACTGCAATGCAAGCTCGTTCTGTTCCATCCTCTTGTAAGGTGAAGACTTCTCGGCAGTCACTTCAATATCAAACTCGGGTTTTCTGAGGCCCATGTTCGTATTGTTTACAATCTGAGGCTGAGGAACCAAACCGCTATTGTCAAAGCTTACGTACTGCTCCTCGGTCTGTGTAGCATCGGGAGCGATTCTAAATGTCCTCGGAAGGTCATAGAACTGTCTGATAAGCTCTACTACTTGGTAGCATACGTCCCTGTAAGCTCTGTACATTGCCTTGTTTGTGCTTCGTGCGTTCTTACCCTGCGCTTCCTGCAAGGCGCTTATAGCGCTTCCTGCCGTTACGCCACTAGGATTGATGCCCACGCCCACATCTTGATTGGCTGTAACGTACTTAAGCTCTTCTATCTTCTGATTGAGTACGTCTACAGCAAGGCCCGATAACGGACTTGTGACAATCGGCATTACATTATCCTGCAGGTTGCCTTGCACCTTCTTTAAAGGCTTTCTTACGTCTAAGAATTCCTCAAGATTGAGTCCGCAATTTTCCTTGACAAAATACTGAGGGAAGGCGTTTGTGGCAATGTTATCGGTAACGCCCTTATTGATAACGTCAATTTGTAGCTGTGCATCCTTGCCGATATCGGTTAGGCCGTATCCGCAGATGCTTCCTTCAATCGGATACAAAGGCTGTACAACAAACGGATACAACGCATGGTCATATAAGCCTCTCTCCGCCACGCTAGGCTGTCCTGTGGGAACTAATACAGGAATTCCTGTGTTCGGGTCTATATCCTGTCTTACAGGCGTTTCTGTGTCATTCTCTGTGGCATACAGCACAACGTCTTCACAATACTTAACGTACTGTAAGACTTTCTTTCCGTTATACTCGGTGTGGTAATACCAATCGACTACAACCGACTTATCGGAAGTATCAACGGAATCATCGTAGATATACTGAGCCACATCAATCTTCTTTGACTGTAAATGTCCTTCAAGCTGAGGATATCTCTGCTCTAGGATTCTATTGGATACAAGCTCTACGCAGAATACGTTTTCTGAGTCCTGTATATCGGTAATGCCCGACTCCCAAAACAGGTTGAGGAAGTCAACCTTTGTAATCTCGATATCTCCAAGTCCATTGTGCTTCGTTTTATCCCAAAAGACTCCCTGCACACATCCGCCATGCTTGAGCATATACCATGATATGTCGGAGTAAGTCTCTTCGTATCTGTTCTGTTCCAAGATAACAGGCACGATATTTGAAAGCACCTTAGCTTCGGGTTTATCGTCCTGCTGTCTTGCAAGGAAGTTACAGGTGGGATAAGAGTCCATCATATCGGAATATCGTGACTGAATACAGCTCCAAAGCCAAGAAGTCGAAGGAGTGAAGTCCTCATCCTTCTTAGTGCGTGTATTCCACTGTCTGAGCTTCCAAAACTCTTCGTCAGATATAATCTTCTGTTCAAGCTTAGCCTTGCCTTCCTTGTACTTTTGAAGAATCTCGTTTGCCTTCATAATAGTGTTTGCTGTAATTTTCTTAGGCTGTGCTTCCCTTTGGGCCTCAAGCTGTGCGTGAACGTCAAGCATATTAAGCTCATCCTGCGCCACCTGCGCTAAAGGGTTTCTAGGCGCTTCTGTAGGCGCTTCTTTAGGCTTTTTAGCCATGTTTCTACCTCCTTATATACTTTTCCCATCCGCCCTGTTTTGCCTTTGCGTATTGGTCTAATGGGTCTATTAATGGTTTATATTGAGTCTGAATGAGTCTCGGAGCTATGGGCCTATGCATAGAGAAATATCTGCAATCATCTAGGCAGTGGTCTTCCAAGTCCGTATCCAAGTCTTCGGGTTTATACTCATCAAACATCATTAACGGCATACAGCGGATAATCGCCTTGCAAGTATTGAAGAAATACATCTTAGCGTATCCGTTCTCATCAAACTTGAGTCTTTCTCGAACCTGCATCCATCCTGCAATTCTGTCATTGACTCCTTTTTCAAACCAAACTCCTCTTTTGTCGGCCTCTTCTACTATGCTGATGCCGTGTGAACCTTCCCATATCGCAGGGTCAGCCACACCTTCGATTCGTTTGCCTTTGAGCCACGGATGCTCACGCTCTATCTCGGCAATCTTCTCCATCTGCTGTGAAGGACTCCACTTGATTCCTTCGTTTGGAGTCTTAGTGCAACCATAAAGCTCTAGGATTCTGTAGGCTGTTTCGTCATAGTCAACGGCCCACCATCCAACGGAGAAGGGTTTTCCGTAACCGAAGTCATAGCTTCTGTAAATATTCCATCCTGCAGGGATATCAAAAGGCTCGATAACGTGAGTCCATCGATGCTGTTGAAGGGCCTGCTCGGTTGTAATACCTGCTTCGTAGCACTTCTGAGGCTCGGGAGTCTCTCTAAACTCTTCAAAGTAGGCTCCTTCAAATACATCCCATCTTCCGTTAAGCCACGCTTTTCTCAGCTTCGGAGGAAGCGCCTCAAGCTGTTTAATGTAGTCGGGATTGCTTTTCATTAGTGCTTCATTATCGGTAACAAGGGATTGAATGAAGGAATAATCATCTGCATCTTCGTTCTCTTCAAACTTTCTATCAATAGCAATACGCTTGATATATCCCATTCCTTGCCCACTCGGATTGCAGGTAAGGTAGATTCTCTTCGGGAAGCTGTTCGTGCCTCTTACGCAGGCCATTAGAGTCTTTATTTGATGCTCTGTAAACTGTGTGGCCTCATCTATGAAGAGAATATCTACCTCTGTTCCTTGATATCTGTCTAAGTCCTTGTCCGTGTCACAATAACGGAACAAGATAACTGAGCCGTTAGGAAACGTCATTTCCTTCGTGCTGTCTTTGTACTTAGCAAATTCCTGTTCGCTTCCGCACTTAAGCATAGCCTTCAAAGGCTTTATATGGTTTTCCGTCAACTCGGGATAAGACTTACGGACTATCATTATCCTTATGCCTGCGTGTTTGAACGCAAGCAGGATTGCCTTAACTCTTATGGCCCATGACTTGCCTCCTCCTCTAGCGCCTCCGAAGATAACAACCTTATGCTTATCACGCAGGAAAAGCTCCTGCTTCTTATTAGGTCTGTCAATCGTAAGAGTCCTAGTCGGCATAGTCTTCTGTGCCTCCCATTTCTATCTTGATTCCCTCGGATTCTGTCTTCTTAACCTCAAAGACTCCGATATCCTTTAAATCCTTCAAAGAAGTGACAAGCGACTTCATAGCGCTAACATCCTTCGTGTTAACGTGCTTAACGGCCTCACTGAGCTTGTCCATGAGGCTATCAATAATATCCATTGCCTTCTCAGTGTTCGATGCCTGCTTGTCTGAAAGCGACTCAACTATTTTTTGTTCGGCTTTCTCGTTTATCTGTGCTTTAAGCTCTTTCCATCCTTCCTTCTTAGCTTTATCCGATATACAGGAAACCGAAATGCCGTACTTCCTGCTAAGCTCACGCATCGAGGCATTGGAGCCAACGTATTCATCTCTTATTTTTTTCCATGTTTTAGGTGGAGTATGCGAAACTCCTTTATTATTTGCCTGCATACACTTATTGTAACGTGTTCGGATAGTGTTTTCTAACCCCCTGCCGACTCAAAAATCAAATTAACGAAAAATTATTTCAACTTTTGCTTGACATTATCCGTATTCCGTAATACGATAAGTACAACCGAAGGGTCTTCCCTTCCTAACTATGCACCTTGAATAAGGAGGAACACATAATGTATAGACTGATACTTACAGGAAACACGTTTTCCATTAAGCAGGAACTAAAGGCAGAAGGCTTTAGATGGAATTCATTCAATAAATCTTGGTATAAAGACTTCGAGGAGGAAGACAGAGCTGTTGCATTATCTACCGCTTATGAAGCTAACGGAGTCTGCGGACTAGTTACTCCGCTCAATCCCGATACTAAGAAATACTTCGTTAAGGAAGGATGGATTTTCAATCTTGAGTCGATGCACGATAAGCTCTTCTGCATAGCCTTAGACTTAAGAGAAGGCAGACTTAAAGCTCCACTCGAGATTGCAGGTAAGACAATTAACTCCGAGGACGATATAGACGAGTTAATGGACGAAGCATCTAAGCTTGAATGGATAGCAAAGAGCAGGCCTGTTACTTCTAAGGAATACGGAAGAATCAAAGCAATCGTAAATTGGAGAGTCGAAGCTAGATACGCAACCTGCATAGCAAACGGAATGAACGAAGCCGATGCAGGAAGATGCTTCGAAGATTTATAAGGAGGCGCTTATGGCAGACAGATATCAAATCAGACGTAGAGACAACAACCTTTATTACTTCACACGAAGCAACAAGAAAGATGCTTTTGAAATTCTAAAGCAGGTTGAAGAGGCAACTAAGATTGAACATTATGTCTACGATACAGTCAAAAAGAAGACTGTACTAATCAACTTAAGATAGTAGCCGAAACCCTCTTCGGAGGGTCTGCAGGGAATGACCGCCCTGTACTGATGATGGCAGGTCGCATTGAACATTGACAAGGAGGCACAAAATGACAGCACAAGAATTTAGAACATCAACCGAGTACGATTATTGCATTAACAAGATTAGAAACTATCCTGCAGGATTTGAATTTACAATTCCCTTCCACAAGATGAAGCAGGGACAGAAGAACGCAATGCATTTAGTCCTTGAGGATTGCAAAAAGGAAGGACTCATCGAATCCGTATCAATTGGTTACAGCTTGGAAGACTTAATCGCAAATGATATTACCGAAGAAACATGGAAGCGTTTATAGGAAGGGAGGCACAAAATGATAGCATACCACGTTATTTACGAACTTAAGGGAAAGACTTACAATAAGTCCATCGATGCTAAAGACTTAGCATCCGCAAAGAGAAAGCTTGGCAAGAAGCATGGATACAAAACAGGCAGGATGATTAAGGTTATATCCTACAGCATCATCGGATACTACTAGGAGGCAGGAATGATTGATACTAAGAAGCAATACCGCAGGCAGAACGCTTGGAAGGCCACCACTAAAGACCGCATCGAAGTAAACGTACCTAAAGGAATTAAGGAGGCGTGGCAGGAACAAGCTAAAGCGGAAGGCCTAAGCCTTAACGAATGGATAATAAAAAGAGTAAGCAGGGATTAAACTCCCTGCTTTTTCTTTACTTTGGTTTAAACCCTTGATAAAGGCCTGCCTTAGCGTTTATCGAGTTAATTTCCTTTTCTGTTAAATCATCTGAGGATACGCTTGGCATTACCGCCATGTGGTCTATGATGCATTTCTTATAGCCTGTAATGTACGCTTCGTACAATTCCTGCTGAATCTTTTCTAGCGATAAGGTTTTGCCGTAACCTCGTGGAGAAGTAAACACAATATGCTTAGCCATCCTCTTCCTCCGTATCTTCTTCGGGCCTGCCACACATCAAGTCGCAAAGCTCTTCTTCCGTTAAATCTTTAAACTCTTTGCCCATATTAGCCTGCCTTCCTTTCCTAACAAGGCTCCTGCCTCTCACGCACCGCCATAGCGCCCTGCAGTCTTCGCAGTTTTCCTTTCCGCAGGCCACAATTTGAGGATACTCTTTTGTACGCCTCTCTTCGTCTTCCTGCAAGGGAGCCTCGGGCATATTGTTGATAATGCTCAGAACGTCACGCCATTTGGTAATTGTGTTCTCATTAAGCGCCTTGTTTATCTCATCGAGTGTATCTAGCCTGTCAATCAAGCTTCGCTTCGGAGGAGGCAGAAACATCTCTGCCTCTTGCTCTTTGTTAAACTCCACCAACTTCTTTCCGCAATCTACTCCAAGTGCAAATCCCAACAATACAAACAAAAGCAAAATCAAATAGATACCCCACATTTATTTTTCCTCCCCTGCCGTATAACTTCGGCCTTCTTCTCTTGCCGTAACCACGTACACTACCTTCGGCTTTTCATCCGTAAACTCTCGAAACAGCACTTCCCTGTCCGTATCCAAAACCTCAGCTATCTTTCTTTGCCATTTGTTGTAGCAGGGACTCTTGCCGTTACACATTGCAATGAAGTCGCAGTATCCAATGTTTAAAGCCTTGCAAAGCTGACTTGTGGTTACTCCCTTAACCTTCATTGCCTTGCGTAGCCTGTTTACCATTATCCGATTCATGTAATGATTTGCCACTTCGCTTCAACTCCCTTCTTAGCCTTGCCACCTGCCTGCAAAACCTAAGCCTGTAGAACTTGTCCTTTGCATTGCGTGGCCTCTTTTTCTTAGCCTGCCTTTTGTTCATTCGTTTGCTTCCTCCTTGTCATGTTTCTTGAGATACTCTTGATACTTCTTATCTCGTTCTTTAAACTCTCCAAAGTCATGCCAACCATAACGAGAAAGGTTGCATGTCTGATGTATCTTCTTGATTAGCGGATAATCTTCCATGTAAATTTCTTCGGGTAATGCTGTTAACAAATTATTTAATTCCAAAATCTCGTCCTTTTCAAAGTAAACTGTAACTCCACATTTGCGTAATTCCTCTATGGTCATTTAAATCAACTCCTCTCTTTTTCTGCTTTTAATCTAAGTTGCGGAACTTTAACAATCTGACCTTCGTAAAGTTTCTCTGCTTCTTCGATACCATTAAATCGCTTAAGCGTTTCAACGTCAGTTCCGAACAACGTTGATATCTTTGTCCACGAATCGCCTTTTCTTACAACATAGACTTGAACGATTACAATCTCACGTTGTCTATCGGAACAACGTTCTTTAAACCTTGTCACAATTTGAGCAACCGCAACGATTGCAATGCAAACAACCAATGTGATAAATTCTGCCGTGTTCATTTACATTAACCCTCCTTAAACCTTCCTATGCCCCAAGCTATAATGCCAAGCAATAATGCTGTTCCTACAAAGTGCCAAAAGTCGCTGAAAATAAATTCTAAAACCTCAACCATCTTGTTCTACCTCGTTTTTTCTGTCAATCAACACTTCCAAGAAAGCGCCATCATCCGTGTTGTCTTCGTAGCCTACCACAACATAGTTCATTTTCTTTTTAGCAAATGCCATGTTGATAGCGTTTAAGACTTCTGCTCTTTCATCTGCACTCATTTTACATTAACTCCCTTCTAAAGCAACGGCACAACGAAGTATGTTATTACCCCAAGTAATACACCGATAACGATAAACAATGTTAATCCCAAGTCTTCTTCACCACTGATTGTTGGAAGAATGTATATAAAAAAGCCAAGCAGGGTTGTTGCAAGTGCTAAAACTAAATATGTGCCTAAGTATGTGACAATTTCTTTCATTTACATCATCTCCTTCATCCACTTGTTAGCGTACCCAACCATTTCTGACGGAATACCCGACTTAATCATAAGTGCGTTCATAAAGTTTCTTCTTTCCTCGGCTACTATGTTTTTATGTGCCGTACATTCATGTGAACAATACTTTTGTTTTCTGCATTTGGTACAATCACCGCCATCCAACCATTCTTCACTCATTTACACCAACCCCCTTTTCGTCTGCTTGTTTTTTGTATTGCTTGCAATTAAGCGGTTCTCCGTTGTCAATAAACGGATATGTCACATGACCGCCTATATCGCAATACGGAACTAACATTGATTTGAAATACTTTGTTGTCTTATCACCTACATCTTTGAACTTACAATGAATACATTTTTCGGTTACGCAATTCATAACAGCTCCTTTGTGTACTTGTCAACAACTTCTTCTGCCTTGATACGTGCATCGTCATCACACCAAAATGTCTTTGCTAAATCCGCCTTGATGTTTTCAATAGCTTCTTCCAATTTGTCATTTGTTTCAATGGCATTAACCGCATATATGAAAGCATCTAGGCAATCTGCTTCGTTCGTCTTATCGTCCTCTTCTGAACCGCTATCTAAATCCAATTGCTCATAGTAGTCGATAAATTCATTAAGCTTCTTAATCGCCAACTCACTTGGTTTAACTCCAAACACATCTTTGAATTGTTCCGCCTTAGTCATTCGTCGCTCTCCTTCTTCGTCATTCGCTTTCTCAAAATTAACTGTGCAACCGATACTTTCATCATTAAGAAAAGCCTTTCGGGTAACTCGATTAATACATTCATTCCCTATCCTCACTTTCGCTCGATTCCAAATACTACATAACCCTCTTGCAATCCTAAACCGCTATGCACGTAGGTTATTTCAAAGGTTGCATTTTCAAGTTCGGGTTCAACGTAAGTCACGCCTTGTCTTGAAACCGCCTTGAATTTAACCAAATCGCCTTTCTGATACCCTCGGTCATTAAGGCGCACTTCAAAGTTTTTATTGCCCGATAAAACAGGCTCAATGTAATCCTCTTTTAACTTGATTTCGTGTAACATTTACTTATCCTCACTTTCCTGCTACTCAACCATCTTTGCTCCACAATGAGGGCAGAAGTTATGAGCTATATCGCTGTCTTTTCGACATTCCGTACACATCAACCATCTTTCATCTTCGTTGAATCGTTCTATCCAACTCCCTCTTTTCTGTGTGGGTGTTACGGGTTGCATTTTCTTAATGGTTTCACATATAAGCGGAGAACCTTCCGCATCTAAGGCGGTTCGCCACCATTTTTTTATTTCTGTTATAACCGCTTTTCTGCTTATTGCATCATCGCATGGTTCTTGCTTTAAGGCTTCGATACCTAAATCAAATGCCTTTGTGTATGCTTCATCATAACTAAAGTTTTTGGCGTTTTCTAACACTCCGATTGCTTCTTTTCTTTCTTCTCTTGTCATTGCGCCATCTCCTTTACCATAAACTTACGGCCTCCGATATAGAATTCTACTTTTTGATTCTTATATCCTGCATCAAGGAATTGTAATTCTCTTTTCAATAAGGCAAGTGATAAGTTAAATGCTTCTAACATATCAGCTTCGTTTGTCGGAGCATCTTCTTCTGAACCTGCGTCTAAGTCTAGCTGATTACAATAATCTATCATTTCTGTTAATTCTCTTATTGCCTTTTCTATTTCTTCTCTTGTCATTCCTCACTCTCCTTGTCTGCTTCGGGCGTTTCTTTTGCTAAATTCATTTGTTATCCCTCCGATTTTACAGCTCCTTCATCGCTTTGATAATTTCACTGACTGCCTCATCCATATCCGTTACTGTGATTGAACCTGTCTCTTGAAGCAACTCTAACTCTTTCTTTACAACTGTTTTCGTTTCTTCACTGTCAAAGTCAATTCCAATTGGTTTAATCCTTATTGACGTTTGGCCCAATACGCAGTCAACGGAATATCGGATGATGTATTCTTTTGTTAAATCATGCTTCGGAGCGTTAACCTTACTTTTTTTCTTTCTCTTTTCTCTTGGTGTTAACGCTTCCATCGCCTTCCTCCTGCTTAACAACTTTGATTTCTTGAAAGATTTTGTACAGTGAGCTATCTTTAGGAGCCATAACTTTTAAATTGCCTTTTTCAAAAAGGACTGTTCCGTTAAGGTTTTCCTTTACAAATTCCCACACATCGTTTTTGCGGAAGGTTATAACCACGCCTTCGTTTGGTACTCCGTCTGCATCGCACTGTCCGAAGTAAGCTGTTCTGTCTTCCGTAATTCTGTAAAGCTTAGCCTGCTTTCTTTCTTCACGCTTCGGAACGTCACACTCTTTTCCTTCGTGCATCTTCAAAAGCTTTTCGATTGCATCCGTATGGTTTTTTAAAATTCTCTTTGTTACTCTTAACTCTTCGATACGCATCAAGCCATCCTTAAGGCTATTGTCTACAAGCTTAACGATATACTTTTTCTGCTTTACTGTACGGCCCAAAGCAACCACTCCAACGATTAATGCAACTCCTGCTACTACTAAACTAATAATTTCCATCTTTAATTACCTCCATTTTTCTAAGTTTCTTGTTCCAACTACTGTTTCTTCAACTTTAACTTTTTCTCTCATTGCTTCAAATGCTTCTAGTCCGCTTCTCTGCGGAATGGCTATTCTTACGCTTCCACGCAACCGATAATCCATGTATTTTATATCGTGTTCCATTTCAAATTCCAAGTATGGCATAAGCTTCTCAGCCATTTCACTTGCCATTTCTTCAAGCGACCACGCTAAAGTTTCTGTTGGATTCTCTTTAAGATATTCGTATGCAATTCGTTTTGATAACGTGAGCTGAATGCTTCTAAAGGGAAGCGTTTCAATCTTTAACCTTCCGCAATCATCCTCTACTCTGTATTGGCTTCCGCAATACTCGCAAGTGCAAATGCCGTTTCGAGTTTTGCTTATCGGAAGCATCTGTCCGCATTGAGAACATTGATAACCTTTTAATTTACTCATTGCCTTCTCCTTGCTCTATAAGCTCATTGATTGCATTAATACTATCCTGCATCCTACTTATGGCTTTCTTAAGACCGCCAATCCTCCTGCTTATCTCGGAAGCATTGAGGCTTAATATCTCCTGCGTATTAAATCTGCTTTTGCATTCTAGGCACTGTCTTCTACGCCACACTCCGTATGACCGCTTCCTACTGTCAATTACTTCTGTCTTTCCATTGCATATAGGGCAATCCATCTTTTACCTCCCGAACACTTCATCAATTCCAACGTACTTTACAAAATCAAATTCTAGGCTCCACTTTAAAAAGATAAGCTCTACCTTTACTTCTCTTCGTACCCCTTCATTGAATCTGTAAAGTCTAAACCCAAAGGGGATAAACCAATACAACGTTTTGTATCCCCAAACGTTTATGAACCTTGTCGGGCCTAATTGGATTTCTTTTCTCATATAACCTCCTGTGATGCCCTGTAACCGCCTTGAATGTTTTAAGCGATAACTTTTACCTTCAAAGCGTTACAGGCCTTGTCTTGAGTCCCATGCGAAGTCTTACACGTAATCTATGCTTGTTGTGTAGTCGATATCGCCACAATTCAAATCATATTTGCTGACTGCATTTTGAATTTTGTCTTGGTAGATTTCTTCCAATTCATCGGAACCGATTTCTCCGTTTTCAAACTTTTCATAATTCTTGTCGGAAATATCGATTTCCACTTCAAAGTTAACTGTTGCTTCAACCTGTACGCTTATTGTCCGCATAATCTTTTCCTCCTATCGTGTTGGCTGTGCAAAGGGAAGGTCTTCGTCAATCCCTTCGGGTATGTTTACAAATCCATCGTTTTCTGTTGCAGGATGTGGTCTTTCCTGTGTGTTCTTAGGCTCACAAAACTCTTGGTCTTCGGCAATAACGTCTGTTGTGTAAACCTTAACTCCGTCCTTATTTGTGTAACTGCCTGTCTGAATACGGCCTGTAACCAAAACCTTCATGCCCTTGTGCAGATACTTTTCTGCAAACTCTCCTGCCTTACCAAAGGCCACAATGTTAATAAAGTCTGCATTGGTTTCTCCGTCCTGCGCCTTGCCTCTTCTGTCAACTGCAAGTGAGTATCGTGCGATTGCTGTTGAATTATCGCCCTGCGTATATCTCACTTCCGCATCGTGAGTAAGCCTGCCCATTAAAATTACTTTGTTCATTCTTTAACTTCCTCCGTATTTTTTTTGTATGCTCTTATAAACTTCGCAGTCTTCATACCGCCATTTACAAAAGTGTTCTGAATAATCCTGCCTGTCTTCCGTTAAGGGACACCCTTTAGAATCGTTGAAGAGTAATTTAACAGAAGAGCATCCCTCAATCCCTTCGCATTGTATGAAGTTATTTCCACCCTTCAAGTAAAAGGGACATTGTACCTCTAAGTCTGCGTAATACTCCTTACTCATTCTCAATCCCCCAATAGCTGTTTCTTCAATAGCTGTTTCTCAATTGCATCGAAGTCATAATCCGTATGTATCATTTCATTAAACTGATTAGTCTTCTTTGCTCT